GCACCAATAAATCAGTTGAACTGTTAAATAACGTATAATGTACTGGAATATTCATTGGCTCAACATTCTCACAAATAATACACTTCACCATATCAGCGTAAGACTCTTTGCGAGCTTCCTGCCTGATAAGTCTATTGTATTCAACTCTTGCATCAGAAAGTTTAATTTTTTCTTTACGCATTTTAATTAACTCAGCATTATCTGAATTGTCTTCGGATTCTACTGGCTCATTAACCCATCCAGCGTCAATATACTCGTATAATAATTTACTCCCTTTACGCACTGTATCTCTATGCTCTAAATCACCATTATATTCAGAACGAAAATCGGCAACATCTTGCCACTCTAAATTTTCGTCTGTCTTTTTTCTCTTGAGTAAGTCTAATTGTTCTCTAAGAAATTCATTCTTTTCGATGTCGTCCACCTACTCTCTATTCAGCAGATTCGGACTCTTCATCTGAAATCTCAATGCTGATTTTAATATCAAAAATAGTAGTACCTTCTGGTAATTTCTCTGCAATACGCTCTACAATAGAACCTTCGTCATCAACAAAAATTCCATTTTCAATTCTTACTCCACTTGCTGTAATATTCTTTTTAGCCGCACTAACAGTTGCTTTCTTAATTTTACTATCTACCATATTTTCTCCTTTATCTCCTTATCAACTAAAATAGGAGAGCAGTGTGCTCTCCTTAAAATCCTATTTTATTTTTATGATCTTCTTCTTCATTTTCGTCATCTAAATATTCTTCATTTGATGGTGCTTCAAAACCAATGCAGTGTGTGTCTATTGGTTCTAATGCGAATTGAAGATCCTGTATTTCATTATTCAATTTTAAGACCTTTTTACTTAATTCTCCTTTGGGAATTTTCAAAGCAGTTTGTATTAATTCAGTAATCGAATCTATAATTGGTAATAAACATATACCAGTAAGAAAACCAAAAATATATTTCTTCATAGGCGATCACCTTACATTTCGTTAAATTTTATTTATCACTATCTATAACGGTATAATCATATCTTTCTCAGAACACTTTACCTTATAACACTTGTCATTTCTTGAAATTTCTTCTCGTAAATGCTCTTTTAAACAATTTTTTGCTTCTGTAGATCCATGTACCAAAACAAGCTGATTTGTATTCAAGTTACTGCCAAATTTTAATAAATCATCAAAATTAGCATGGGAACTGAACGTGCTCATCGTTATACAATCTGCTCTATTAGGGACAGGAACTTTATTTATATTGATTGTTTTATGGGCTTTGCCATTTTTTATTCTATATGACAAATAAGAATCATCTGTCCCTACAAATCCAGAGAAACAAATCATAGAATTGATATCACGTAAATACTTATCAAGATAAGATAATATCCTCCCATTTGTGCAAAAACCACTACTTGAGATTACAATTTTAGGTATAGGATCATTTACCCATGCCTTCGATTCTACCTTTTCACGCACATATTTTACATTTTTCCAATTATAAACTTTTGTCCATAATTCACAAAAATCTGAGTCAAGAACATCTTCGTAAGCTTGACATATATCACAGGTTAGCATTGAATCAACAACTATATCTGTTTTAAAATCTTCATTTTCTCCAAATAGGAGATATAGTGTTGTTAATAATTCCTGAGATCGTGAAAATGAGAACGCAGGAAGAATAATAGAACCTTGCCTTTCCAATACGGTTTCTATAGCAACACGTAGATGTTCAACATCGAATTCACGAGTTTTCTTTGTAGCCCTAGTATTTAAACCGTAAGTTGATTCCATTATTGACACGTCAGAAAAGGTAACTGGAATTTCTGTATTTTCCACATAATGATTTTTAGTATTTAACGCTCCAATATCAGAAGTATATAGAATTTTCTTTGTTTTTATTCCATCATTTAAAATAAGCTGTAACTGTGCAGCTCCTACACAATGAGAATTTTTAAACCATTGAAAACTAATCACATCATCTAATCTGTAAACATGATTATACTCATTATATACATAAATATAGTCCAGTGTTTTATATACATCTTCTTCAGTATATAGTGGTTCATATTCTCTATTATATCTTTTTGATAAAACTCGTGCCTCATCATTTACAATAAAAGCACAATTAAGTAATAAATATTTCGACATAACCGAAGATGGGTATGTCATAATTATTTTTCCATGAAATCCTTCTTTAATAAGACGGGGCAATAATCCGATATGATCAATGTGCGAATGTCCAACAAACACGTAATCCAATTCATCAGGCTTGAACTTGAATTTTTCTGAATTTGCTTTATAAGCTGCCAAATATGAATTATCCTGTAATAAGCCACATTCAAGTAAAATTTGTTTATTTGCAAATCTTATATAAATCATTGATCCAGTAACATCTTTTGCATTATTACCACAAAATAAGATTCCATCATCTTTTAGTTTCGCTTTTCTTGCGATTATAAAAACCACCTTCCTGTTTTAGTTTCATCCACAAGTGAAGAAAAGTGGAAGAGTAGCGTGACTCTGACTCGAACAGACCCTTTGGGGTATGAACCCAACATGCACCTTTACACCTTACCGCAAATTGGAAATGTAAGACTTGAACTTACGACCTCATGATCCCAAATCATGTGTTCTACCAAACTGAACTAATTCCCAAAAAGAGTGCAGTAGTCATACCTTCAGAACGAAAATACAACTACTGCTAAAAGAAGAGTTGTTTTTATGAAATGTATTATCTGTTTGAAAACGCCTCGAATCGTCCCTCATAGGTTTGATTCCTATATATCTTCCACAGAATGTATATGGTACAGTTTCGCTTGCTGTACTTAACTGGTTTGGCACACCACATACAAGTTTTTCACATAGCGTCACAGCAATGATTTATAGCTATGTGTTAGACGCAATATTGTAATGTCTCTCGACAATTATATATTCTCTGTTTTATCAGCTAGGAAAAGCTGATTTCATTGTTTTCCATATGTGATATATACGAAGCTGAAAATGCCAACAAACCCTTATTTTACAAGGAAAACACGGATTTTCTATTTCGCTACTCTATATTTATGAGCAATTTTTCGCTTTCTTTCACGTTCATTTATAGTCGCACAATCACAACAATACAGTCGTTTATTTCCTGTTTTCTCAATAATTCCACCACAACGTTTGCAACGAGAATATTTTTTATGATCCCTGATTCCATAATACTGTTTTTGATATTTTCTTATTTCTCCATCAAGCGACCTGTTTATATATTTCACATAAAAATTATCTTCAGTAATAAAATCATAATTGTTTACAATCTGAGTCTTATCCTCATATTCTTCAATCAATTTGCAATTATCAAAGCATCTTCTTAAAAAGCTCTCGATAACCTTTTTATATTCATTCCAAGATAATGTCATTTTCTCCATTTGAAAACGTTGTTTAAGTTTTTCAGCTTTGTCAATCGTATCATCAATAATATCTGTAATTGTATCTGCATCCATTTCAATTCCAGATAACCAATCAAAGTACATTAACTTTGGTTTCTTTAATAAATCCATGTACTCCTTATTGAGAATTACTTCTTTATCAAAATATCTTGTATAAATATTATTGATTTTCTGTCTGATAATGGAGCACCAATTTTCATCTTTAGTCATTGACTTGTAATATCTGTATTCAATTCCTGACCATGTATTAAATACTTGTCCAAGTTCTGTATTAAGCAAATCCTTTCTGACCTTAAAATGAATTGTTTTCATATATGTGCGTCTTTTATTATCAGAAGCCCATATTGAGGAGCAGAACGAGTTGAATATCTCGTCCTTTACCTCATTATTCTCTGCTTCTTTGTAATCTTCTATAATTTCATATAGAAATGTTTCATTACAGTCGTAAATATGTATCACCTACCTCAAATTCATAGTATTTTCCAAGATATTCATATGAGTTGTCCGTCTTATAAGGAACTTCTCTTATTGATATATTTCTCTTTGGATTTGTATTATTCTTGAGATTTTCAATGATATAATCGCCATAAGCTGACCATGCAAGAGATTTGCTAATAGAAACAGAAGAGTAAGAAGCTTTAATAATATAATTTGCTATAATATTTTCAGGCAATCCGATCTCATTTAGAAGTCTTGTCTTATATTCATTTACAACTTCATCCATATTGAACTTATAGTCTTCATCATCCGACTTATCTCTATGTAGATTCAGATGCTGCTTAATATCAACCGCATACATATTTATAAACTTCCTACATTTCTTTAAGACTTTTCTATCAGACAAATCCAAATCATTATCAATAATCAAGCATCTTGTATCAACCAAGTCTACCTTATTATCCCATAAGATATTTTTCTTCTCCCAAGTCTCAATATAGTCACACAATTCATTCATAGGAGAAGGAGAGTGATATGCATTAAGATATTCTTTCTCCTCATCAGAAGCGTCTTTATTCTTCTTGATTATATTCATATAGGATTTCATTTAGGATAATTGTGGAGTAAGAAATATGGAAGTTGTTTGAGATGCTTTCTAAGACCTGAATTCATATGCCATCTAAATCCCGTTTTAAGGAAATCGATTTCTTTGCCCTGAAAAATTCTTAGAAGAGAAGAGTAATCAGAATATAATTTTTGAATATCTGGATTAGTTGTATATTTATTCTCTATACTTGTTGCAACATTAGTAATTTCACCAATACGATTATCTCTTGTCATTACTTCATACTCAATAAGATTCTCTTTTGTATATGGTTTTGACTGAGCAGTTACTTTGTCTTCAATATCAAGAATGATATGCTTATCTATCTTTGAATCAATAATGATAGGATCGTTGCTTAAATAGAAAATATCTCCATCAAAATCTGCGCCGCCTTGCTGCGGAGCTGATACATCATACATATTAAACATTACTACATCTTGGTCTTTAAAATAATCAAACCATTTTGCAAGAATGTCATTTCGTACAATCTTAATCTTATTTACCTCTGACGGATCAACAAGTGGAGAACGAAATGAACAACAATAGCCTGGTTCAAAATTTGCTGTATATAATTCTCTTTCTCCAAGACAGCCAACTGGTTCTTCACCAATAGCATACTGAAGATAACCAATCATATCACCAACACCTGTATGATAAAAACCTGAACAATAAATTTTACCAACCTTTGCTTCATCAATAGACTTTTTAAGTTTTCTATAAATAAATTGCTTAACGGCAGGATCTTTCAACATAACATCATTTACCAATGCAGCTTCAAGATATTTACTTTCTGGCTCATAATCTTCTGTGTCGGTAATTCCCATGAATTTATATGTATAAAATTTATCACCTTTAATAATTTTTTCATACATATTAGTGGTATATTTTGCAAGCTTAATGATTTTTCCATCATTCTTAGAATCTAATATGTTGTAGTCCTTTTTTGTTTTATCTGTATAACATTTGACATATTTATCATTCCAAAGATCCAGACATTGTAAATACTGAAAATTCATTCGTGTATATTTATTTAAATGCTTAATATGATGACTGTATTTACTGATTCCAAGTTTGAATTCATACTTTCTGACAGTATTCATATATTCAATCCATGCATTTTCACCATAAGTTGACTTAAAAATCTTGTGTCCTTTAAACATCGAAATATTCCAAATACAATCTATATCATCAATATTATGAACATGACCATAGATGTCAGTGATAGTAGTATAACCCCATTCTTTGAGAATTTGTTTAAATGGTACATACACAGAATATCCTTTAATAAATGGCAAACGCACCTGTGTTCCAATAACTTTATAGTCTAATCCAAGCTGTTCACTCACAGTATTCATAAAGTTTTCTTCATGACAACCACATCCGTCAAAAGGTGATAATCCAATATCTTTTAATCCTTCTTCAATTTCTCTAGTCTTATATTTCTTTTTCTTTCCAGTGCTTTCATCAACAAATTCTTTTTCTTTTTCAACTACATATTTGATAAGCTGATTTTTCAATGTTTTTTCATACTCACCGATAATAACAATATTAGGCATGTAATCTTTGATAAGAGTACATGAACTAAATGGTAAACATCTCTGAGCTTCATATTTAGAAATAACACATTCATCTATTTTAATATCCATCTGAGTAATCAAATATAACTCATCAAAAATTTCATCACATACAAATGCAGTTATTCCATCTTTACCTTGTGAAGCTGATTTACCAAAACGAGAATAGTGGATTCCATTATATGTGAATCCATCATTTAGAATTTTTCTAAGAGATTCTTCCTGTTTTGGATTTTTCTTTGCTACAACTAACATAAGTTCATTTATATGAGATGATGATTCACCACGAAGTCTCTGAATCTGATCAAATAAAGGAGAGTCACCTTGTTTGATAAGATATTCTTTTTTAATTTCTGTATCTCTATTAATCTGAATGTTAAAATCTCCATCAATAAGTTCTCTTATTGGTATTTTAACTAATGTATATTGTACTTTTTTTATATAAATCACCTCTTATTTATAAAGTTCTGGGAAAGCATCATTAGAATATGCTTAAGACGTTTTGTAATATTTGTTATATCCATCGCAATAGTTATATTTCTGACGCATTTTATATTTATTAATCATAGGAAAGAAGTGATTATATATTGAATCAGAATAAATATTTTTTGAATCCATAGATGGTATGTAAATTCCCGTATTATTCAAATAGTTACACCTCCGTATTTAATTGTTCCAACATCCACTGATCTATATCATAAACAAGCTCAATAGCCATTTTTTTAAAGCTAATCGCTTACAATGATTTATGTTAAAGTATCTAATACAATAAAAATTAATACCCATTTCACACGCAGATAAATGTTCTGTTATTAATTTCATTGTTAATTATTTCGTATATTCTTTATCATCAAATTGTTTATTCATTTAAAATTCCTCCTTGCATTCATCATTCATAGGATTATTCTCTTCGTAACACACATGCAAAGATTCACAACCAGTACAATCAACCATATTACTCATCAGACACTCTGATAGAGGGAGAGTTGTTGCCATATTATACAAATCTTCGCTATTATATTTATTCTCCATCATCGTCCTCCGTCATTTCATAAATCCTGTATCCTAGAAAAATAGCCATATCTTCAGTTCTATCAAAACAGTCTACATGGGCATATTGTCCAACATCATTTCGCACATATTTGTCTCCAACACAAATCTCTTCGCCACATTCGGAGCATATAATATTGCTTTTATATTCTCTATAATTAGGGCATCCTGGAATATGATGAAGTTGTCCGCAATACTCACATGTACAGTTCATAATATTCATTTATTTAATTCCTCTCTAGTAACAATTTCCAAACCTCGCTCGAAGCATTTTTGTTCAAGATCGTAGCGATCCATGTAATATTTGAATGAATCGTGATCATTTAATTTCGATACTTCCTGTAATATATCATTTCGGATAGAAAAGGAGTCTGAATCAAATTCGACATCTTTATATTTTTCCATGAGATCAAGCAGCTCTACACTATTTTCTTTTAAATATAATGTAGCCGTATATTTTTCTGTCTCTTTATTCCATTTAGCAATAGCAATCACTGAATAATTCCTATTATGTAAGTCAATTTTTATGCAAATTGTTCCCATATTTTCGTATCTAAGCATTTTTAATACCTCTCTTATATGTATATTGATCGTAAACTTTCCCTAAACGGCATGATTGATTGAATCGCATATCTGATTCAATTCTCGCTGCAATATTATGGGAAGTAGCGTTAGTAGTGTCAAAATCTGATTCGTAGATTAGCCCTCTATATTCTGATGGATCTACATAAATTTTTGGTGTAATATAATTCATATGTTTTTTTGTTTCCTTTCTCTGTTAAATATTTTTTCATTCGCATCCATTCGCATCGCTCCTTTTATAGTGTTGCGTTAATTTGTGTCATATGTTTATTCTCTGTTTTATTTACGACTTATTACCATTTTTAATTTCTCCAAATGAGTCTACATTATAAATTTCCAACATTTTAGCAATAGCCCATTCAATTTCTTGCTCATATCCTTCTTTGTTAAGTACATATATATTTGGTACATTTTGCGGTGGTTTCTTTGAATTGGGTTGAACACTTCCAACTTCTTTTTTTATTAGGAGTGGTTCTTTGTCACCAATTGAAGAAGTAAGATATTGAATACATTGATTAATTGTATCCTTTGACATAGAAAGTTCTTTAGACATAGATTCTATACTTCGCCAAAAAGCTTCAGGTTTAGTTTCAGGATTATACATAGATTCTTCGTTATCTTTATTTTTAGGACGAATGAAGATATATGAATTGATATAGAGAAAAGCCATTAGTATATTCTCTTTATTGATACTTGATTCACTCATCATAATAAAATCAAGTTGAGAAGATGTGATTTTTGAGAACTTATCAACAACATCAAAATTTTCAGGAATGATTTTAATTTCAATTCCAGTATCATATCCAAGCGTGTCAAGATCCTGTTTTACTTCAATCATTTTGTTGTTAATCATATATTCCAGTACATCAAGAATTTCTTGAACAGCTTTCGGTCTACGTTTGTGTGTCTTGTATCCGTAAAAATTTAAAACTTTTCTAAGAGTAATCCAGCTATAGTCTTCGTAAGACCTATATTTATCAATAAGGATATAAGTAATATAGAATTTACGACTAACGCCATATTTAGTTTTAATGTTTCCCTGAATATAGTTATTTGGAAAACGAGTAAAGTATTCTGTTTTCTGTTGCAATAAAAATTCCTCCTTTATATGTGATATTTATTTATTCTCTATTTGAAATGAGGCAGAAGATAAATTTACGAGCGTTCAGTAAAGTGGGTCTGAACCCCCACTTGTTTGTTTTATTTTTAAAATTGATAGGGGATAAAACCTACTTTGCCGAACTGAAAGAAGATATATAACATTATTAAAAAGACAGACTATTCGTAATTTATTCGCTACGCTCATAAATTACTCTTTAAAATTTTGGTTGATTGTTGTTGGTTGATTTAGGTATATGGTGTTTTGGATTGATGGTTTCATTTGGGTACATATGTGATGTACCTATATTATTTCTGATGCTGAAACATATTGTTTATTTCCTTTAAGTGAAATAGCATATAACATATTTCTAATATTGAAAACATATATCCAAAATATTCAAGATTTTCTCTTATATAGGGATTTGATAATTTTCTTATAACAGATTCTCTTGTTTTTTTAAATAAAATTGACTTCTTCATAATATCATTCTCCTTCTGAATTATTCTCCGTATTATTCTCTCTTTTCAAATTAACATGCTTCTCTTTAAAAATATCTTCCACAAAGAATACTGGCATCTTATTATGATATTTTTCATACAATTCTGTTCCTGACATAACAGAGTAGATCGTTCTTCTATTATGTAACTCTGATTTTATATAATTTTTTACAATGCTATCTTTTAATCTATCACCTATCTTTCCACAGATAGTACAATAGCTACATAATTGTGTCTGTATGTTATTTTTCCCTGCAAATGAAAATTGGTATTGAATTAAACATTCCTCATATTGATGTTTGTGTTTTGATTTACGGTTACTCTTTGAGATATTGCTTTCTGTTGATTTGAGATATTTTGGTATTTCGTTTTCTTGTATCATATTTGATTCCTCCTTGATATATTATTCTCTCTTTTGGTATTGGTTTGTGATCAGTTATCTATCCCAAAATTATTTTCTTGCTATGCTGCGAAAATACCGTCCCTTATCAAAGGGACTATTTTTTATACTGGCGTATACCATTACATTCTTTATATGGAGTTATGGGAACTAAATCGATCGTTTTGAGGGTAAATTTTTATTTTTATATCTTTGTTGATAGATTGGTAGGGTAGAAGATAAAGTCGATTTTAGAGTCGATTTGATACGAATTAGTCAAATAATTATGTTTTAAATAAAAATAAGACAGTGCAATTACTGTCTTAATAGTTTTGTGTGTAGTTTTATGGTAGCCACTATATGGGGATTATATGATTTGGAATTTTTACTGGGAAAATCGTTATCGGTGAAAGTGCTTATAAAT